AGATAAAGAAGTAGATAAAGAGGGAGGAGGAGAGGAGTGCTTAACAGACACCGAGGCAAAGAAAAAACCTGCTCGCTCACGGCGTTCGCGCCTCTCCCCTGATTGGGTTCCGACGGCTGAAGACATTGCTTATTGCAAGAAGATGCGGTCTGACCTTGACGTTGATTTTGTTGCCGAAAAGTTCAAGAGCTACTGGCTGGCTAGGGGTGATAAAGGTGCTATGATGGCAAGCTGGCATCAGGCTTGGAAGAATTGGGTGCTAAATGAGAAACGGAGTTTCGTTCCTGCAAAACCCAGTGTTCCCATGGACTACGTGTGATGAATCCACTGATCGAAGCCAGACTGAGTGGAGCAAGGTTTGATTCGATCCACGTTGATGTTGTCGAGGGTGATGACATCACATTCCGGGTGGAGTACAATGCTGGAAGACTGGTGGGGTTGATCAGGGTGGGTAAGGATTCTAAGTACCAAAGGGCTGACTGGAGAGGAATCCATCAATTACCCACCCTACTGCTAGCCAAAAGTTTGAGAGACGCATTGCCGTTGATAGAGAGTGTTTTGGGGGGGCGCCCCGAAATTATCCGGCTTGCCGCGCCCGACTGCGTTGCGCTGATCACTGAGTCGGGGATCGAGGAGATTTTTCCATGAACAAAATTGACAAAGACGATTTTGCGCGCTACATTGCAGAGACGATGGAACAGCAGAAGACAATCGCAGCCGGAGCATACGTCGATGAGGTACTGGCGATGTTCCATGAGGTCGGGCAGGCGTCCCCAGGTCAAATGCCGTGGGGAAAGGCTTACGGGCTGTTTGCCTGCCGTCCCGGTGAGGTGACGCTCTGGGGTGGATTCAACGGACACGGCAAGTCTGCGCTGACAGGGCAGGTTGCAATCGGGTTCTTGGCTCAGAACGAGCCGTGCTGCATTGCGAGCTTTGAGATGCTGCCGGCTGCCAGCATAAAACGCCTAGTGCGTCAGATGACCTGCGGACCGACTCCTACCGACACCGCAGTGCGTGAGAGCGTTGGGTGGCTGGATGACCACAAGCTCTGGTTCTTTGACCATCAGGGCTCAGTCGATGTCGGGATGATCGAGAAGCTCGCCAGCTACTGCAAGGAGCGGCTCGGCGTCCGGCACCTGTTCGTTGATTCGCTCATGAAGTGCGTCCGGAACGAGGATGACTTCAACGGTCAGAAGTTTTTCGTAGATCGGATGTGTGACCTTGCTCGCCACCTTGGACTGCACATCCACCTGATCCACCATTCCCGGAAGGGCGCCAACGAGGATACGCCGCCGGGTAAGATGGACATGAAGGGCAGCGGGTCGATCACCGATCAGGTGGACAACGTGGTTTCGGTCTGGAAGCGCCCGCAACCGAACGACAACGAGCCCGATGCGTTGATGCTGGTGTCAAAGCAGCGGCACGGTGACTGGACGGGGAGCTTGGGGTTGTGGTGCCATGCACCCAGCCTGCAGTTCGTTTCCGACTTCAGCCGCAGACCCATTGACTTGAGGGGAGGAATCGGACAATGACGCAGGACGAGGCTGAACTTTTCGATGAGCGCGTTGCAATCGCTCAGGAGTCGAATGTTGATTGGCGGGAGGCAATCAGATTGGGGTACGAGCAGGTCGAGCAATTTCGGCATGAGTGCGAAGTGCGAGAAATCGTCTCTATGGCGTTAAAAAAGGGCGGGGGGTATGTGGATACCTACCTGACCCTGATCGCCCGCCACAGAGGCTCTAAAGCCGCCACAAGGCTACGTCTGGATGCTAGGAAAGCATACCTGGAGGCACGAAATGAAAAAAGTCGATGAATTCATAGCAGTTTTGAACCAAATTGGTGCACCCGATGGGGTCACTCCGGCAACCAGCCTGCACGAGCTGTCCGAGGAGCAGCGTGAGGAGTTCGAGCGCGGTAACTTTGGAACGCCTCCGTGCTTTGAGAGCAAAGAGCAGTTCGACGAGTGGGTCGATGCTGGCAAGAATGCGCCGGGGGACATCTTTACCGAGGTTTCTACCTACTGCGAAGACTGCACCCCTGAATACCAAGGTCGGATGCTCGATGAGGGGCGCTGCGCTTACCCGTGCACGGTATTCACATCGAAGGGAGGGGTGCGCGTCTTTCTGGTGCCAGCAACGAAGTACATAGCGAAGCGCATTGCGGAGGCTCGCGGGAAATGAAGGATTTGAGGATTTGCTCGGCTTGCAAGTGGGTTCTTCCCGCAGGCAAGAAGGGCGAAAACGGCAAAGACTATTTCGTCGACACCTGTACGAATGATCTTTGCCAGAACAGGTACGGACCAACAGCAGTATCGATGGCTCGTGCATTTGGTGGTCCCTGTGGAATCGAAGCAGGGCTTTTTGAAAAGAGAGGAAAGCAATGACAATCATCACAACTGGCGTCTTTACCCTTGGTCGCGACGCAGAACAATTCACTGTTCCGTCCGGCAAGACTGGCGTTACGCTCTCGCTCGCATACGATGTCGGATACGGTCAGAACAAGACGACCGGATGGATTCGGGCAAAGCTCTGGGGAGCCCGTGCGGAGGCAGTGGCACCCTACTTGACCAAAGGCACGAAGGTCTTTGCCGCACTGAGTGACTTGCACGTCTCGACATTCACCAAACGCGATGGCTCTGCCTCATCTTCCTTGGAGGGATCGATCAGCGAGATCCAGCTGCTGGGCGGGAAGCGTGACTCCGCTCCTGCGCCGCGCAAGCCAGCGGTTCAGGAAGAAGCATTCGAGAGCGAGGACATTCCGTTCTAACCATCCCCTTGCCCCTACGGGGGCATTGTGGGGCAGGTAAACGATTTTAGGGGATCAAAATGGACGAATTTCTTGTAATGCTGTCTCTCACGTTCTTTGGCGGTTTGGTTGTCGGGGTGATCGCTGGCGTTGTGGTCATGGCGGAAAGGATGGACCCATGAGGTCCAAGAACAAGCGAGCCCAGACTGCCGCCGAAAGCCGGTATGTCGCCAAGCTCGCTGCTCTGGACTGTGTGGTCTGCGATGCTCCGGGTCCAAGTGAGGTGCATGAGTTCCGGCAGGGCGAATGGTTCACCAGTGTGCCGCTGTGCTCGGAGTGCCACCGAGGAAAGGACGGCTGGCATGGCACAAGGGATCGCTGGACGAACCGCCGGGTCGATATGTTGGATTCCATCAACAGGGCGGTCGGGAGGGTTCTGGGATGACACCACAACAACGCTCCATCAACCTGCTGCGGTCTGAGGGCTACCTTGTCGAGGTCGTCGAGCAGATCAAGCGGGTGCCGGGAAAGACTTGGCGGGTTGACCTTTTCGGCTTTGCCGATCTCCTTGCGCTGCGGGGTGAGGAAATACTGCTCGTCCAGGTAACCAGTCGGTCGAACGTGTCCAGCAGGATCCGCAAGATCGAGGATGCACCAACTTTGGGCGCAGTCCGTGATGCCGGCATTCGGATCGAGGTGCATGGTTGGGGGAAGAACTCTGCCGGCAAAATGACTTTCAGGAGGGAAGACGTATCGTGAACCAGACTGATCAGATTTTCAACCGGCTCAACGAGGGAGTGGTTCTGACGCTTGAGCAGATCATGGAGGAGTTCAAGCTCTCAAAACGCTCCGCAGAGTCCTGTCTGCTCCGACTGCACAAGTCTGGGCGCCTTGCCCGATCCAGTAGCCCTGCGGGGCGCTACACGGCTCTCAGACACGCTGCAATGCTGGATGAGCCCAACGCTTTCCCGCTGCCAGCGTGGACGCCGGAAGAGGAGGCTCCGGCAAAGAAGGTGACCGTGGATGAGGTGCTGGCAATGCTTGAGGAGTTTGCTGTAGCCGAAGCCCGCAGAGGAAACGTCGGGGTGTCCAACATCCTGCGCAAGGTCATTAATCGAGTGAGGGAACCATGATTGACGTGATCATCCAGTTCGCACAGAACGAAGACGGGTCTTGGTCTTGGATTTGGGAGGGACCAGACGAGTTTTGCAGGATAGGCGCCGCCGAGACAGTTGAGGAGGCAGAGGAACAGGCAAGGATGGCAGTGGGAGAATGGTATGGACGAGTTCACTGATCTGGACGAGCTTGTTGACCGCTACCTGCGAGATGAGCAGTACGACAAGCCCAATATTGGCTTTCCGTCCAGGGCTGCCGGTACGAGCTTGTTCAGGGCAAGCAGACAATGGGAGAAGGAGGATCCGGATGAGGTGATAGGCAGCGCAGAGATGGCAGCAATGGAAGGAGCATTCGCATCTCTCACAGTGGAGCAGGAAACGATCCTAAGGCTCGATGCTGGGTACAGGGCGAAAGGAATCCACAGAATCGATACGTCTGGGGTGGATGCAGTCAAGAAGATTCTGAGGCGTCTGCTGAACAACAGGGGGATCGTTGTATAAAAGTGAGCTTGACAGCTACCCGCGTATTTGACGACCATTGAACTGCGGGGAAGTTGTCTCCGCCATCTCGATCTCCAGGGGTTTTTAAGGGTGCTTCTCCGGCGCCCTTTTTTTTGTCAAGTCGCCAAACCAGCGCACAAGAGGTAGTCTATGACTATGAAAAGTAGAATTGATAATAGGGAAAAGCTATGACCACAGGTCGCAAGACAGGCGGTCGCAAGAAGGGCATCCCCAACAAGACTACAACGATCGTCAAAGAAGCCATTGCCATTGCCGCCGACAGACTGGGCGGTGTTGAGCGTCTTGTGGAGTGGGCTAAGGAAGCGCCTGAGAACGAGAAAGCATTCTGGGTGAGCGTCTACCCCAAACTGCTGCCGCTCCAGGTCAACGGAGATCCCAACCAGCCAGTCGAACTCCGATTCAAGTGGGCTGGCAAGGGCGAGGATTGACCCTTGCCCATCCAGACGATAGAAATTCCCTATGACCCCCGTGACTGCTTTATCCCTTTCCATGAACGGAAAGAGCGATGGGCGATCATGGTGGCTCACCGACGCGCAGGTAAGACCGTTGCCTGCATCAATGATCTGCTAAGGGCTGCGCTAACTGCCGACAAGCCCGATTCGCGATTCGCATACCTAGCTCCCCATTTCAATCAAGCCAAAGACGTTGCTTGGATGTACCTGCGAAAATTTGCGGGTGTCGTCCCCGGTGCGACCTTCAATGAAGCAGAATTACGCTGCGATCTTCCCAACGGCTCCAGAATTCGTTTGTACGGTGCCGACAATCCCGACCGACTCCGTGGCATTTACCTAGACGGCGTGATTCTGGACGAGTACGCCGATATGCGCCCTAGCATCTGGGGTGAGGTGATTCGCCCGTTGCTGGCTGACCGCCAAGGCTGGTGCGTCTGGATTGGCACTCCGAAGGGTCGTAATAGTTTTTGCCAATTGTGGGAAGAGGCAGACGACCGCTGGTTCCGTCTTATGCTCAAGGCTTCTGAGACTGGCTTGCTCGACAAGACTGAACTGCAAGACGCCCGCCGGTCAATGACCATCGACCAGTACGAACAAGAGTTCGAGTGCAGTTTCGATGCTGCCGTGCAGGGTGCCTACTATGGCAAGGAGATGAAAGCCGCTGACGAGCAGGGTCGTATCTGCGGTGTGCCGATTGACCCGACTGCACAGGTCCACGTTGCTTGGGACTTGGGGATCGGCGACGCGACCGCTCTGGTGTTCTGCCAGCAGGTAGGCAAAGAGTGGCACATCGTGGACTTCTACGAGGCTTCAGGCGTTGGTCTGGATCACTACGCCAAGGTGCTGTCGGACAAGGGCTACAACTATGGCTCACAGATTCTGCCGCACGATGCTGCCGCAAAGGAGCTCGGGACAGGCAAGAGCCGGGTCGAGGTGCTGGCAAGCCTTGGAGTCCGAAATGTGACGGTTCTCAAAGCCAGCAAGGTTGAGGATGGGATCAATGCTGTCCGGATGACCCTGCCGATGTGCTGGTTTGACAAGGAGCGGTGTTCTCAACTGGTCGAACATCTACGGATGTATCGAAGCGAATTCGATGAAAAGCGCAAGGTGTTCAAGACAACGCCTCTTCACGATTGGCACAGTCACGCCGCCGATGCTTTCCGATACTTGTGTGTCGGGCTTGAGCAATCGAAACCCCAACAATGGAAGCCTCTTGATTACGGGGCTTGGGATAAAGGATTCGTCTGATGGATGATAGGGAAATTCTATCGGCTATTGCCGCACGTGAAGCTAACGCGCACGGATTCGGCTATGGCGAGTTGGCTGACCAGCGAGCAGAGGCTATCGAGCGTTTCCTTGCCATGCCCAGAGGGGATGAGCAGGAAGGGCGATCTGGTGCCGTGTCTACTGACTTGCGCGATACGGTCATGTGGGTTATGCCGCAACTCCTGCGCACGTTCCTCGGTGGCGATGAGATCGCTCGCTTTGAACCGGTGGGACCGGAGGATGAGCAGCAGGCACGGGTCGAGACGGACTACGTGAACCACATCCTGCTCGAGCGCAACAACTCTTTCTCAGCCTTCTCTGCTGCCTTCCAAGACGCTCTGCTGCTTGGCAATGGGTACGCTAAGGTCTGGTGGCACTCGAGCGATGACGTGCTTGTGGAACGCTATCAGGGCAAGACGGACGATGAGCTCGCAATGCTCATGCAGGACCCTAGCGTTGAGGTGACAGAGCATTCGGAGTACCCGGACCCGGATTACGTGGCTCCGCAGCAGCCGCCGGTTGATCAGATGACAGGTCAGCCGCTGCCACTGCCGCCGCCGCCGAATCTGCACGATGTGGTGCTGCGCCGGGTTCGCCCCATTGAGTACGCGAAGTATGAGGCAGTTCCTCCAGAGGAGCTCTTCATTGACCGCAATGCCCGGTCGTCCAACCTTCAGGACTGCACGTTCCTTCAGCACCGCCGCCGGATGACTCTGAGCGATCTGCGGGAGATGGGATACGACGTACCGGACGACATTGCCGGCTGGTTCGATGACGAGGACTTCAGCCAAGAGAGACAGGCTCGCGACCGGTTCATGGACTCCGCGAACCTGGATGACGGTTCTGGAGGCGATCCCGCCTCTCGCGTTGTCATGTATTGCGAGACCTACCTGCGTATCGACGCCGATGGGGACGGCAAGGCTGAGTTACGTAAGGTTTGCCACGTTGCAAGCCAGATCCTGCACAACGAAGAGGCTGACGTAATCCCGTTCGTTAGCTTTGCCGCGATCCCGTTTGCTCACCGGCATCACGCTCTGGGCATGTACGACCTGCTCAAGGAAGTGGAGTCGATCAAGACAACGGTTGTCCGTCAGTATCTGGACGGTCTGCGCGTCAGCAACAACCCGCGTACAGCAGTCGATGCGAACCGTGTGAACCTAGACGACCTGCTGACTTCTAGACCGAACGGGATTGTCAGAACGATGGGTTCGCCGGGTGAGTCGATCATGCCCATGCCTGCAGTGCCTACGGGTCCGCAGGCGATGGAAGGGCTGCGCTGGCTGGATACTTGGAGGATGGATGCCTCTGGTGTCTCACCGGCAATGGCTGGTGCTCAGGGGCTGGATGCCAAGGCTCTGAACAGCACTGCTACGGGGATGAGTCAGCAGATCAGTCAAGCAATGATGCGGGTGGAGGCAATTGCTCGCTCCATTGCTGATGGTGTGCGTGAGTTGATCCAACTGTTGCATGGGCTGACGCTGAAACACGCCACCCGTGCCGACAAAGTGCGACTCAAGAACCAGTGGTCCGTTGTTGACCCTCGGTCTTGGGTCAAGCGTACCGATCTAACGGTGCAGATTGCTCTTGGCAGCGGCACCCGTGAGATGCGTGTCGCTCAGTTGCAATCAATGATTGCATTGCAGATGCAGTTGCTGCCAACCGGTGTTGTGACGCCGATGCAGTTGTACAACTCTGCCTCCAAGCTGGCGAATGAGTTGGGATACCGCAACGCCGATGAGTTCGTTGCCAACCCGGCAATGCAGCCTCAGAAGCCGCCGCCGCCTCCTGACCCGTTGGTGCAAGCCCAGCAGATCAAGACGCAGGGCGAACTCCAAGCAAAGCAGATGGAGGCTCAGCAAAGGGCTCAGATCAGCCAAGTGGAGGTGCAGCAGAAGGCTCAGGAAGCGCAGATCAGGATGCAAGCAGATTCTGCCAAGGTTGAGCGAGATGCTGCCATTGAGCGTGAGCGTATGCAGTTGGAGGCTCAGACTCGGATCGAGGTAGCAAAGATCGAGGCTCAGATCAAGGCTGACACGCAGTTGCAGATCGAGCGTATCCGCGCAGCAGCGGCGCAGGAGAAAGCAATGCGGAGCATGCAATGACGAATGAGGAAGTGATTGCCCGTGCTGACAGGGCTCGCCGGATTCTTGAGTCCGATGAGTGGAAATCAGCATGGGATGCGTACAAGTCGGTGCTCATCGACACGATTGAGTCCACACCAGACGATCAGGTGGCACTGACAGCAAGAAGGATGCTTGTGGCTGCGAGACAGGCACGAAGTCATTTGGAGTTACTGATCACAGATGGGCGTGTGGCTGCGTCTGACATATCTGCGATCAAGTCAAGGCTGCGCTTAGCGTAGCAGTTTGCCCCACTGGGCTCGCCTGCCAACCAGCAGGCTTTTTAGGGAAGACCACCCATGAGTGAAGAAGCACAAGCAGCACCAGCCTCACCAGAGGATCGCGTAGAGGCGATGATGTTTGCAGATGAACCGTCTGCACCGGAAGCACAACCTGAGCCCCTTGCTCAAGAAGACCAGGGCGCTGAGTTTGCGGACGAGGTAACCGCCGAGGACATTCCGGTCGATGACGAACCGTCGCCCACCAGCGCGGCAGAAGAACTTGACTTAGTTTATAACGGGGAGACGCTTAAGGTCAGTTTGGACGAAGCCAGAAACCTTGCCCAACTTGGGCATCACCTGAAGACCCAACAGGAGAAGGTGGCTGGAGAGTTCCAAGCAGCCAAGCAGCAAGCAGAGCAGATTCGTCAATTCGTTACAGCACAGGCGCAAGCTACGTCTGAGCTACGCAACGCCGACGTGGAGGCTTCCAATCTGGAGGCTCAACTACGCGGCATTGATCAGAATGAACTGGCGAGGATTGCATCAGACGATCCTGCTCGATACGTCGAGATCAGGGCTCAGATTGATGTGCTCCAGCAGCGTTATCAGACGGCAGTTGCTCGCCGGAATCAGGCAATCCAGCAGTTCCAGAGAGCTAAAGCCGGGACAGAGCAGACCGTGCTGGCAAACGAGGCAAGCCTGTTGCAGAAAATTGCTCCCATTTTCAGAGACCAAAGTAAGGCACAAGGTGCTGTTGCACAGATTCAGGAGGCGCTTAAGTCTGCCAGACCGGAAACGGTCCAAGCAGTCAGCCACAACGCCGAACTGATGGCAATGGCTCTGGATGCAGCAAAATATCGCGCCTTGCAGTCAACGAAGCGCGAGAAGGTGTCACAGGCTCGGACGGCTAAGCCCGGAACAAGCCAGACGCCGATGAAACAAGAAACCGCAGCGTACTTAACCGCTCGCAAAACCGTTAAAAGTGCCAAAACATCCCAAGAACGCAACGACGCGATCATGGCGATGATGGAGGCGCGCTTATGAGGAATATCAATCATGGCAGTTGTAACCAATACTCTCGTCACCGATGCAGGTACCGGAATCCGTGAAGACCTGGAGGACGTGATCTACGACCTTTACGCCGAAGACACGTGGGCAATGACCAACTTGTCCAAGTCCAAGGCTTCAGGAACGTATCACGAATACCTGACCGACACTCTTGTGCCGGCTGGTGCCAACAAGCAGGTTGAAGGTGACGAAGCAACCTTTGCCACGATCCAGCAGCCGACTCGTCTGGGGTCAACCTGCCAGATCATGCGCAAGACATTCATCGTTTCTGCAACGATGGAAGCAGTCAACAAGGCTGGACGTAAGAAAGAAGCCGCTCGCCAGATGGTCAAGCAGATGCGCGAGATCAAGCAGGATGCAGAGTATGCAATCGTCACCAACCAGGCTTCCGAGGCTGGCGGTGCCGGTACTGCTCGCGCAATGGCTGGCATGGAGTCTTGGCTTGCTACGAATGAAATCTTGGCAACCAGCACTGCATCGTCAACCACTGCCGGCTTCTCGTCTGGCGCTGTTGCTGCTCCTGTTGATGGCTCAACCACTGGCGCACTGACCGAAACGACGCTCAAGTCTGCTTTGCAAGCTGCATGGACTCAGGGCGGTGATGTTACAACGATCCTTACCGGTGCTGCGCAGAAGTCCGTCATTGACGGGTTCACTGGCATCGCCACACGGTTCGTTGATAACGGTCGAGCACAAGAGGCATCCATCATCGGCGCTGCCAGCGTGTACGTCACCAGCTACGGTACGCACAAGATCATCCTGCATCGCCATGTTCGTTCGTCCGTTGTGCTTTGCCTTGATCCGGAATACTGGAGCTTGGCAACGCTGCGTCCGTTCAGCCACACCAAACTGGCTCAGACGGGCGACGCTGAGAAGCACATGATCGTGGGTGAAATGACCCTGTGCAGCCGCAATGAGGCGGCTAGTGCAAAGGTCGTTGCCTGCGCATAACCTAGGAGCGGGGAGGGGGGAAACCCTCTCCCCTTTTTTATGGCTAAAGAGTTTCTGTCCTATGACGCCTTGCGGGGCGTTACGCATTACTTTGATTACGATGAGTCTACTGGCACCGCCTACACGCTTGCCGAACAAGACAAGTCGATCATCCAGTCCTACAAAGACATTGCCGCAGAGTTGCGGGCTACCGGGTCGGAAGACGCTAAGAGCAAGCAGGACGATTTCATGTGCCAGTACGCAATCATCCCGGCACAGGTCGAGATGGAGCTCTTGGCGAAGGGGATCAACATTCACGATCCCAACTGCACGAGAGTGCTGCTGGAGACAATCAACCGGGACTACCCGCACCTGAAGACATCCAACAAGGTGCACGTTGCCAATGCTTGAGCGAGCGAGGGTTCTGGCAGAGAACGGACACCTTGCCGAGGCTTGGAAGGAGTGCAGCAATGCGCTGCAAGAGAATCCAGAGTCTCCGCACGCAATGGTGCTAGCGAGCTTTATCCTAGAGCGGGAGGGCAAGCCAGAGGCTGCATGGCATATCGCCAAAAGACTGACCCAGATGTACCCGAATGAGTCTGCCGGCTGGACGAATCTGGGCAAGTTTGCCGACACCATGTGGCGCATGGAAGAGGCGAAGGGGTGCTACCAGAAGGCTCTTAGCCTTGCCAAGTCCAAGGATCAGGAGTTGGGACCGCTGGTAAACCTTGCCGCCACGTACCTTCAGTTGGGCGACTGGGAGAACGGCAAGAAGTGCTCCGAGAGGGCTCTAGCCATTGACCCGGACAATCGCAAAGCCACTCACAATCTGGGCATCTGCCAGTTGGCAATGCAGGACTGGGAGCACGGCTGGGCAAACTACAGAGCGTCTGTCGGCAGCATCCAGCGACCCGCCTACAGCTACACAGGTGAGGGCTTGTGGGAGGGTGAGACTGGGCAGACGGTTGTGCTGTCTGGAGAGCAGGGGCTAGGGGATGAAATTAACGCAGCAAGCACGTTCGAGGATGTTCGTGCCATGTGCAAGCGGCTGATCGTTGACTGTGACCCTCGGCTGGTGAACCTGTTCCGCAGATCCTTCCCAGGCATCACCTTCTACGGCACCCGGAACGACGCAGAGTTGAATTGGGCGCAGGAGGATAGGCAGATCGATGCAAGTCTGCCGATGATGCAAGCCCATGAATACGTCAGAACGAGCTCAGAGGCGTTTAACGGCAAGCCCTACCTGAAGGCTGACCCAGACCGAATTGAGATGTGGAAGGGGCTCTGGAGGTCTAAGAAGCGCCCTGTGGTCGGGATTGCTTGGTCTGGTGGCATCAAGTCCACTGGATCGGACTTCCGGCGCTGGACTCTAGCCGATATGCAGCCCGTGTTCGATGCGCTGCCGGGTGCTCATTTTGTAAGCCTCCAGTACAAAGACGCGCAGGGCGAGATTGATGCGTATCAGGGCAACGCGGATATCAAGCAGTACCAGTTTGCCACACTCACGAAAGACTACGACGATACGGCGGCACTGGTTGCCAGCCTGGACATGGTTGTGAGTGTTCAGACGAGCGTGATCCACCTTGCCGGTGCTCTGGGCGTCCCAACGCTCTGCGGTGTCTCTAGTAACAGCCAGTGGCGCTACGGGGGCGACACGCTGCCGTGGTACTCCTGCGTGGAACTGTTTCGGCAGCAGGGTGGAGACTGGGGAATGCAAGCAGTGGCTGACAGGGTGCGGTCACACTTCCAGTTGAGGAAAGCAGCATGATTCGGTTGTTCGTTGGTTGGGATGACAGGGAGCAGGTTGGATCGCACATCTTTGACTCATCCGTTGTGCATAACTCCAGCCTGCCGGTCAGCATCACGCACCTGAAGAAGTCGGCGGTGCAGAACCTGTACGGACAGCAGATTGAAGACGGAACCAACGCCTTCACGCTGTCCCGGTTCATGGTGCCGGCGCTTTGCGACTACCTAGGTTGGGCGATCTTTGCCGACGGTGCGGATATGTTGTGCCGGGGTGATATTGCCGAACTCTGGGCTCAAAGAAACAGTAACTACGCGGTGCAGGTTGTCAAGCACGACTACAAGACACGGAACCCCAGAAAGTACATCGGCACCAAGATGGAAGCCGATAACCGCGATTACGAGCGTAAGAACTGGGCGAGTCTGATGCTGATGAACTGCGGGCACCACGCTTGGCGTGGGATGACTCCAGCGATCATTGCAAGCAAGCCCATGCTGTCTACCCTTCAGTTCGAGGGGTTTGACAACAGGGACATCGGAAGCCTGCCGGTTGAGTGGAACTGGATGGTGGACGAGCAGGGTCCGAACCCTGACGCAAAGATCATCCACTGGACTGCCGGGGTGCCGGGGTTTGAGCACTACGCAGCGACGCCACACTCGGACGAGTGGAGGGCAGAACTCAAGAAGGTAAATCATGCAACTGATTAGTGAGGACTATCGGTCTCAGCAGCGAAAGATGCATCAGATCCAAAGCTACGGGTCGATGGGAGGAAAGTACGCCAAGCAGATCGCCGAGGTCATGAACGCTTACGGGGTTGAGGAGCTACTGGACTACGGTGCTGGCAAACTATCCCTCATAAAGGCTATAAGCGACGGCAGGCTGGTCGATCATAACTTCCGGTACTACCCCTACGAGCCCGCAGATGAGGAGCATAGCGAGGCTCCTGAGCCCTCTGACATGGTTGTCTGCATCGACGTATTGGAACACATCGAGCCGGAGTTGCTTGACAACGTGCTGGACGACCTGCAGCGGGTCACTCAGTGGATTGGCTTCTTTACGGTTTCGATTGGTCCGGCGAACAAGACGCTGCCAGATGGTAGGAACGCGCACCTGATCCAAGAGCCTGCCGAATGGTGGCTGCCGAAGATCATGCAGCGATTTGAATTACACAACTTCCAGAAACGTCCTGATGGCTTTTCTGTGCTTGTGGGGGCGAAATGAGCATAACTAACTACACCGAGCTGCAGACAGCGGTTGGGCGGTGGCTGCAACGCACTGACCTGTCAACGCTGATCCCGGACTTCATTGCGATGGCGGAGGCAGACTTCAACCGCAGCCTACGGCTCCCAGGGCAGATCGTCCGGGAGGACTTTGATGTGTCTGGCAAGTGGACTGCATTGTCCGGTCTTGCCGCCCCGATTGCCGACATCCGCAGCGTGAAGATCACCGCCTCGGGTGTCAGTCGGGCGCTGGAGTTCATTGCGCCTGAGCAGACGCACCAATTCTACGTTGCCGGCGTTCCTAAGTTCTACACGCGGCTGGGCGATGAGCTCGGGGTCTTCCCTGCGCCGGATGGCACCTACACGCTTGAGGTTGAGTATTTTAGGACCATCCCGGCACTCGCGAGCAATAGCACCAACTTTCTCCTGACGCAAGCCCCCGACCTTTACCTTTATCGGGCGGTCATGGAGGGAGCCCAATACCTGCACAACCCGGAATTACTTGCGCGGGTGGCTCCGATGTTCGACCGGGCGCTTTCCGGCATCAAGCTCGAGGGGTCTGGCAAGCAGTTCGGCAGCAGTGCACCAACAATCAGAGCGGGGTAAGACATGGCAATTGAAGCAGCCACGTATATTAGCGATTTGGTCTCCACCAATCCCGAAGCAACCGACAACGTAAGTACCGCAGATGACCACCTGCGGCTAATCAAGGCGGCTGTCAAGGCAACCTTCCCGAACGTGTCTGGCGCGGTCACTCCGACGCATACTGAGCTTGGCTACGTCGCCGGTGTCACATCTGCGATCCAGACTCAGTTGGACGCCACCGCAACACTTACTGGCACAGAGACATTCACCAACAAGACCCTGACAAGCCCGACGATAACCGGCGCGGTGCTGAACGACGGGTATACCGAGGAAGTCTACGCTGTTTCTGGAACGACTCCGGCACTCAGTCCGACAAACGGAACGATCCAAACGTGGACGCTCTCTGGCAACAGCACTCCCACTGCAGGAACCTGGGCAGCAGGGCAGTCGATCACGATGATGATCGACGACGGGACAGCCTACACGGTTGACTGGTCATCGGTATCGGTGACCTGGAAGACGGGCAGCGGTGGCGCACCAACGCTTAACACTAGCGGATATACAGCAATTGCGCTTTGGAAGGTCGGCAGCGACATCTTTGGCGCCCGTGTGGGGGACGCCTGATGCTGACAAGCAAGGTGCTCGGCGCGAAGGGCGCGGGAGTGGGACCATCACCCTATATTGCCGTCGCTCATTCAGTCTCTCTGTATATATCGGTTTACAATTGGTCCAGCGGGTTCGGGTCCAAAGTTTCAGACCCGGCTACACTGCCGCCAAACTTTGCGCAGGGCGTAGCATTCAGTCCCGATGGAGCGGACATTGCTGTTGCTCATGGCACCACCCCGTTCGTATCAGTTTACCCATGGTCCAGCGGGTTTGGGGCGAAATACTCCGATCCGGCTACATTGCCAACAGGCACAGGGCAGTGCGTAGCATTCAGCCCAGACGGGGCAGACCTGGCTGTCTCTCACTCCACCTCCCCGTATATATCAGTTTATCCGTGGTCTAGCGGGTTTGGGACGAAATATTCCAACCCAGCCACATTGCCAGCGGGCACAGGGTATGGCGTAGCATTCAGTCCAGATGGGGCGGATATTGCTGTTGCTCACGCCGGCTCCCCATATATATCGGCTTACCCGTGGTCCAGCGGATTTGGGACGAGATATTCCAACCCGGCTACATTGCCGCCAAGCACGGCGCGCGACGTAGCATTCAGTCCGGATGGGGCGGATATTGCTGTTGCTTCCCAATTGACCCCGTTTATACTGGTTTACCCGTGGTCCAGCGGATTTGGGACAAAATACTCCAACCCAGCTACATTGCCGTCAAACACGGCTCTTTCCGTAGCATTCAGTCCCGATGGAGCGGACATCGCTGTTGGGCATAGCGGTTCCCCGTATATCTCTGTTTACCCATGGTCTGGCGGATTTGGAACGAAATATTCTGATCCTTCCACGTTGCCAGCGGGCAATGGGTATGGCGTAAGGTTCAGTCCAGACGGGGCAGATATTGCTGTCGCTCATAGCAACAGTCCTTATATCTCTGTTTACCCTTGGTCTAGCGGCTTCGGCACAAAATACTCCGATCCGGCTACATTGCCAACGGGCGTAGGAAACGACGTAGCTTGGGCGCCGCCAACGTAATCAGGAACATTATGCCAGATTTAATCAAGACTCAAAGGGAAATCCTCGCCATGTCGCTTGAGGCCCGTGACCAGGAGGTGATGGGTTATCAGATAAACATCGATAATTACCGGCTCGCCATCGCCGACATTGAGGCGTCTGGGGACACGGACCTTTCCGATTTTGCCGAACAACTCAGGGGGCTCTTGAAGTCGGAGCTTCTTGAGCAGAAAAAGGCAAAGGTCATGCGCCGAGTGATTGCGCAGCAATTGGAGCAATGATATGCACATCAAACTGACAAACGGGGTTCCCACCAGATACACGGTCGGGCAATTGCGCCGCGACAATCCGCAGGTTTCGTTCCCCAAAGACATTCCACCCGGCACTCTTGCGCAGTTCGGTGTGTTCCCCTTGTCTGCAACCGACCGACCGCCGCACAACGAGCTTACGCACAAGGTTGTCGAGGGAACCCCGGCGCAGGTCAATGGAGCGTGGCTGCAAGTCTGGGACACGGTTGCCCTCACGCAGGGCGAGGTCGCAGAAAAGCTTGCGCAGATTCAAGAGGACATTGTGGATGCTACGCAGCAGCGGCTGGACGACTTTGCTCGCACAAAGGGTTACGACGGCATCCTGAGTGCCTGTACTTACGCCACCAGTCCGACTGCGACCTTTGCAGCAGAGGGGCAATATTGCGTAGCGCAGCGGGATGCAACTTGGGCAAAGCTCTACCAAGTGTTGGGCGAAGTCCAAGCAAACCTGCGCCCAATGCCGACTGGGTACTCAGATATCGAGGCTGAACTGCCGGCGCTTGACTGGGGTGATGTGTGATCGAACTAAAGCGCAGGGCTCTTAATTTGTTCATTGCGCTCGACCAACTTCTGTACGTCCTCATCACACTCGGTCACGGCAACCCGGACGAGACAATCAGCGCTGCCGCGTACCGCCTGGAGCTGGAGGGGAAGATCGCCGGCAAGGCAGCCAGACCGATCATCGACCTGATATTTTTCTTTGACAAAGAGCATTGCCGAAAGGCGTGGCTCTCTGAGTGGAGGCTGCGATGCTGATTCCATTTCGAGATTTGGGGAGTGCCGGCATCCAGCGTGACGGGTTCGGTCCAGAGATGGCTCCGGGTGCTTTCACATCGGGCAATAACGTCAGATTCTCCAAGGGGTTTCTGGAAAAAATCTCCGGGCAGTCGAACTTTGCCGGAACCCTGTCAGATGACCCGCACGGACTTTTTTCGGTCTACGTCAACGGGATCCGATATCTTGTGTACGCCGGCACATCAGAGATCAACTGTGTCACCGCCGGGACGCACACGGACATCACCGGACCAGCGCTCACCTGCGACCCCAACGACATCTGGACGGGTGGCGTTTTGCCCGGTGGGATGCTGGTGATGAACAACCCGGCAGACCAGCCCATGTACTGGGCGGGCGATCCCGGAACACCGGTCGCGACGCTTACCGACTGGACATCAACGACAAGGGCTCAGGCTGTCAGACCGTTCCTGAACTTCCTGTTTGCCCTGAACATCAACAAGAACGGCACAGAATACGAACGGCTCGCAATGTGGTCGTCTGCTGCGGACGTTGGATCACTGCCCGCCGAATGGACCCCGTCATCGACCAACGACGCCGGCGAGCAGGACTTGGACGTAAGTAGCCCTCTGGTTGACTGCATCGGGTTCAATGACCGACTCCTGATCTTCTCAGAAACTGAAACCGTCGCGGCAACATTTATCGGCGCCCCGTATACCTTCAGGTTCCAGACGATCTCCCGGACGCACGGTCTGCTGACTCAACGCTGCGCTGCGATCATCCCGAATGTTGGCGTTTTGGCGGTCACAAAGGGCGATATCGTCATTCACACTGGATCGGAATCACCCCAATCTATCGCGTCTGGTCGGATGCAAGACTGGTTTTTCGACAACCTGAATCCCAACGTGTTCAGGAAGACATTCGTTGTTGAGAACCTGTGGAAGAACGAGGTTTGGATTTGCTTCCCGTCGCTGGCGTCAACCGGTGCCTGTGACAAAGCGCTGATCTACAACTTTGTCCTGAACACTTGGACAACCCGTGATTTGCCAGACGCAGCGGCGGCGGTCAAGTCTGTTGTTGATGATTCCGTTGCCGAGACCTTTGCGACGATTTCCGGCACGTTCTCGTCGGTCACGCTGGCTTTCTGTGACTACGACTCAGCACCCCAATCGGTGGAGCGGGTGGCAATAGCATCCGTTGACGGGTCTGCGATCTATCTGGTTGATGGCGGCTCAAGTTTCGCAGGGACAGCAATCTCTGCCAGTGCCGAGAGGCTTGGGCTGACGTTTGACAAGCCGGACAAGATCAAGACCGTGCGCTCCCTGCGCCCAAGGGTCGATGCTGCAGATGGGGTGGAAATAAGCGTTTACGTCGGGGCGAGCTTTGACCCGGAATCAGATTACACATGGTCCGGTCCACACACATTCACCGTCGGCTCGGACATGAAAGTCGATGCAATGGTCAGCGGGCGGTACATCGGTGTGAGGTTTGAAAGCACGGCGGCAAGCCCTTGGAGGCTAAGGTCGTTCGACTTGGACATTCAATTGCAGGGGGATTACTGATGGCTTTTTTTCCGCAAGAACCACCGTCCGACCCGGCTAGACTAGGGGCGTACATCTTGGATGAACTGCGCCGGCTTTCGTCCTCCTTGAGTGCGCCCAATGAGTTGCTAAGGCTCGCGGTCACGAATGTGGCGCCGCCCAAGCCAAGGGAGGGCGATGTCCGACTGGCTGACGGCACAAACTGGGACCCAGGGAGTGGGGCTGGGGTGTATTACTTTTCGGGCTCCGCGTGGGTCAAATTGTAAGGAATCGACATGGCAACTGTACATCTTCTCGAAAATCCCGGTGAGAGATACAAAAGGTATTCTGATCCGTTTGAGATCACTCCAGAGGAATACTGGAATCTCTCATTGCCTGAGCAGCAAAATCTGTATACCCGGAAAACGGAACAAGACCCCAACGAAGGGGGTTTTTATGATTCCTACATACCGTGGCGAGCAGGGGAAACCGGGTGGGTCGGCGAAGAAAATCCCTACATGGCTAATATTTCAGGTATGTCGCCGGACGCCGGAGTTGAATACCTGAAAAATCTGGAAAGTCTCCAGCAATTGCGTTATCTGCATAGCCCAGAATTCGTAGATAACGGGGACTGGGTTGGAGATATTATCCGTAATGGTGTTGACCAGTTTGGAAATAATGTTACCAAGACGTTTGATTACATCCCTGAGTGGGATGGTTCGGAAGGTCCAGGAACACAGGTCGCCGGCGGCTACAGGACGCAGTTAACCCCGGACAGCGATGTAGGAACCTACTACGGCAGTTATGACATAGACGGCAATTTGCTTGACGTTGAGTACAGAAAGCACGAAGAAAACTTTTTTGATAAAGCCTTTAAAATAGCAGTTCCCCTCCTCATTGGAGGCGCAGCCTTTGCTGGTCTGGGTGGCTTAGGTGCGGCAGGTGGTGCTGCTGGCGGCGCTGCTGGCACCACTGGGGCTGGGTTTGCATTCGGCAACGAGCTAGCGGCTCTTGCGGCGGCAGAGGCTGGATTCGGAGGTAGCGCAGGACTTGCCGGGATGGAAGCGGCTCTTGCTGGCGGCGCTGGCGCTGCTGCCTCCGGCGCTCTGGACATTGGCTTTGACCCGTTCAAGGATATCGTGGATTTGTTCGATTCCGCGACATCAGCCGGGACAGAGGCGGGTGGGAATTTCTGGGATTCGCCGTATCTGGATGCGTTTGAAACCACACCATATCCAGGTCAATCCTTCACTTTGCCGTTCCAGTCGGGTGACACCGGGACCACCCTGCTGGGCAGCATCGGGGACTTGCTCAGCAGCGGCGCGGATGGGCTGGGTAGCCTACTTGGCAGCGGAAAGGGTGTAGGGGCTCTCCTTGGCGGGCTGGCTGGCGGGCTGAGTGCAGCTAATGCACCGGATAGCACCACGGTCACACAGCGCAAGGTTGTCGATCCGAGGATGGATAAGCTCATATTTGGTGATGGCGATCAAGACAAGGGTTTGATGGGGGCGTGGGCGAACAACCTGAACAAGCAGCCCTCACCGGCACTTCAGAACCTTTTCGGGATCGGCTCACGATTCTTTGGATCGAACCCTTCTGGAATCGGCTCGCAATCCTCTGGAGTGAACCTTTTTGGATTTGGAGCTTGAGACATGGCAACGAACTTTTTTGCTGATCTTCTTGGGCAAGACCCGACATACGGAGGGATAGTCACTGCCCTCCCCTACATCCCCTTTCCAAGCCAAGATGGCACCGAGGTCGATCCTGCCGCCGCCTCGTCGGCTCAACCGCCAATGGCTGAACTGATCGGCGGGCAGATTGGTGCCATCCAAAACCAAGTTGGTGACGCTAATATGCCAATGGCTGACCAGTTGGTCAGCGGGCAGTTTGGTGTGATCAACAGCCAACTGGGCGGCGTGACCCCGCCTCCGGTGTCCACGATGTCGGCGGCTCAAATCGGACCAATCGAGTCGGCAAGGGCGGCGTCAATCGGTAGGGCTCCATCGGCGGCAGCAGCAAAGGTGGGGGCGTTTAACCAAGCAAGTGCCGCCCAACTTGGACCAGCATCGCTGGCGTCGGCTGCTCAGATGGGTCCGTATCAACAGGCGTTGGCTGCCCAAGCGGCGGCGGCTCCGATGGTCAGTGCGGCACAGGCTCAGGCGGGTCCGGGCGTCCAAGCCGGTCAGATTGACTTCTCACGGCTGCCGCAAATCGGGAACCTGGGGAATGCCCAAGCGCAGCGTATGCGGGCGGCTCAACTGAATAGCCCATCCCAACTCCAGACCGATTTGGGTGCGGCATTCCAGAACTACGTTTACGGTGATCAGGGCGCTAACCCATACCTAGATCAGGCGCTCAAGCGCGGTGCTGACAGCGCGATGTCTGGATTCCGGCGCATGATGGACGACCAGACTCAGAACTTTCAAGAGAACATTCTTGGATCGATCCGGTCTAACGCAGTCTCCACCGGCAACATGGGCTCGTCGCGGCAGGGGATTGCCGAGGGTATGGCGGCGAGGGAACTCGCCAAGCAGCAAAGCCGTGCGCTTGAGAATGTCGGGCGCGATCTGAACTCGGCAATGACCGAAGCGCAGTCCAACAACTTCATGCAGGGGCGGCAACTCGGCGCACAGTTGACCGGGGCGCTGTCTGGTCAGCAGTTCGGTCAATCGCAGTACGGTGCAGGGCTGGGTCAACAGGCAAACATGACCAACGCCCAACTTGTCACCAATGCCGCGCTCGCGAACATGCAAGCTAATGCGCAGGGGCAGATTGCCGGACTCAATGCCAATGCAAGCCTCATTGGTCAGCAAGCAGGTCTCAATCAAGGCGCAAGCCTAGCCAACGCGAATCTTGCCAATTCGCTGAACCTTGCGAACGCCGGGTTCCAGCAGCAAGCGTATGGTCAGAACGCGCAGAACGCTTTGGCGACGAACTTGGCAAACGCCGGATACCAGCAGCAAGCATACAACCAAAACGCTCAGAACAGTTACGGCTCTGCGCTCGCAAACGCCGGTTACGCGAACCAGGCGAACTTGGCAAACGCCGGGTACTCGAACCAAAACATTCTGCAGCAAGGGGCATTCAATCAATCAGCGAACCTGCAGAACGCCCAAAACAGCTACGGTGCCGCTCTTGCGAGCGCGGGGTATCAGCAGCAGGCGAACAACCAGACGGCTCAGAACGCTGCCCAATACGGCATTGCTCAGGGTCAGATCAACCAGCAAGCGAACAGCCAGACGGCTCAGAACGCCTACGCCGCTGCTCTTGCAAATGCCAACTACCAGCAGCAAGCCGCCGCTCAAAATATGTCTGCGCAAAACAGCTACGGGCTTGCCTACGATCAGCTCAACGCGACGCTCCAAAACCAGGGCATTCAAAACGCCGGACAGATGTTCGGGGCAATGGGTAACGTGGTGTCGGCAGCAGATCAGTACGACAGCAATCAACTCTACCAGGCAATGGGAGCAATCGCGCCGTTTTTACAGAATTACACCGGCGGCGAATCAGTATCACCGCTCTATAACAACCCGTATCTTGCGGCTCTTGGCGGCGCCATAGGCGGGGCTCAACTCGGTGGATTCGTAGGAGGAAAATGATGAGTTTCTTGGACAACCTTGATGACCCCAAGACGATGGGTCTGCTCAACCTTGCTGCCGGACTGATGGCGGCGGGTGGACCCAGCGAGAAGCCGGTGAGTCTTGGCGCCGGTCTGCTTGGCGGGCTTCAGCAATACAGCAAGACTATGGCTGAAGCCAAGAAGATGAAGATGCTGGAGGAGGAGGCTGCTGCTCGCAAGATGGAGCAAGCCATGAGGCTGCGGCAGATGCAGCAAGCCCAACAAAAGCAGGAGGCTCTCAGGCAAGCGTGGGCACAGTCCATGCGTCCAGCAAGTCCGGGCGGGGAGCCCATCGGAGACAGCGGCGATTTCACCAGACCATCGGGTCCGTCATTCGATCAAGACAAGTTTGCCCAACTGCTCGGGCAGATCGACCCGATGAAGGCTATTGAGATGCAGCGGGCGGCTCAGAAAGAGGGTCGGATGAAGCTCGGCAAGGGTGAGGCGGTCTTTGACCCAGTGACAGGGCAGCGGCTCTTTGACAACCCTGCTGACGAGAAGGAGAGCATGACGGCTGTCCAGAAGGCTATTGCGAACCGCGACAGGTACCCTCAAGGTAGCCCGATGTGGAATCTGTTCAACAACGAGGCTCAAAAACTCACCACCCATGCCGGGAACAAGACTGTCGTTAACATCAACGAAGGGCAGAAGGGTTTTGAGAACACGATGTCACTCAGGAAGGAGTATTCCACAAACCCGCTGACCAAAGCGTTCGGCGAGATGCGGACGACCTACGACATCGTAAATTCGTCCCTCGGAATGAGAACTCCGGCGGGTGACATGGCTGCGGCAACGAAGTTCATGAAGCTACTCGATCCGGGCAGCGTGGTGCGCGAGTCGGAGCTTATGATGGCGATGGAAGCGACTGGAATGCTGGACAAGGTGACAAGTCTTGCGAACCGGATCATCACCGGCGAAAAGCTCACCCCGTCCCAGCGGCAGGACTTTTCCACCGCAACCCGTGAAATTATGTCGGCTGCGGCGTCACGCCAACAAGACCTAGCAAACTACTACCGTGGCATCGCCGGCGAAAACCAACTGAACGCCGATCACGTTGCACCGGGGTCTGTCTTTGAAATACCAAAGCCAAAGAGTCAGACTGCGGCAATGCCCGATATGCCGAAGGCAAACGGATCGAACAAGGGCAGAACAATTCGCAACGCGGAAACCGGCGAGATGTATCAGTCGGACGGTCTGCGCTGGGTCAAAATCCAATAAAGGGGCTGTTATGGCATGGGAATGGGTCGATGAGGACAAGCCCGAGGCAAAGCCAAAGGATGAGAGTCCACGGCAAGCAAAACCGCCCGAGGAAAGCCCGGAGGTGAAGGCTGGCTTTGAGTGGGTCGATGACGCTGAAGCGAAGCAAACGTCCTACGAGCAGGGGAAGGCAGAAGGCAATCCAATCATCCGGGGTTTGATGAACGTAGCTCAGGGTCCGACGTTTGGCTTTGGCGATGAAATCTACGGTGGCGTCCGGGCTCTGTTCGATGACGCTCCACTAAGGGAGGGGTACGCCAAGCACAGGGACTACGCTCGGGGGGTGCAGGACAAGTACCGGGAGGACTTCCCAGTCGGGTCAGTGCTGACCCAGATTGCTGCTGGCGCACCACTTGCCGCTGCAAAGCCTTTCGGGTTCCTTGGGCAGGGCGCAAAGGCGGTGGCTCCGGGTCTTGCCGCCAAATACCAGAACATGGTCGCCCCCGCGCAGGGCGTTGCCGGAATGATCCCCAGGGCACTCGATGCGGCTCGCGTGGGCTTGGGGTACGGTGCCTTGGCTGGCGCCGGAACGTCCAAAGAGGACGAACTGGCTGGCGTGACAAAGGACGCGCTCAAGTCCGGCGCAATGGGTGCTGCGTCCGGTGCCGGGCTCTCGTTTCTGGGGTCCGCAATCGGGGCTGGTGCGAGCAACATTGGTCAACGCTTTAGCGATAAGGCGGCTGGCAGCCATGCAAAACTGAAGGTGGCGGAGGCAATCAACCGCGATGCAGTCGGCAGTGAGTTCGAGAACGGGGCGCTGGACCAGATCCGCCGGGTAGCTCACAAGATGGAGTCGATGGGCGGCGATGCTCGCCTTGCCGATGCGTCCGGCAGAAGCACTCAAAAGCTCCTTGATATGCAAGCCACTCTGCCGGGGAAGACGGCAAACAAGCTGGAGCAGTTGATCCACAACCGGCAGGCTAGCAGGGCAAACAGGCTGTACGGGATGGCTGACGATGCGCTCGGAACGGGCAAAGCAGACTATGCGGGAACACTGAAGGCTCTGGACTTTCAGCGCAAAGCAGCAGCAAAGCCTCTCTACGAGCAAGTGCAGAATCTCTCGGTGCAAATTGATGATGACTTGGCAAACCTGCTCCAGAGAACCGACATCGCGCACCGGGACGCCGAAAAGCTGTTCAAGCTCAAGCAAGGGGTGCCACTTGACCTGTCCAAACTGAAAGTTGGCGAGCGGGTTCCGTTCGGCGCCTTGGATCGGATCAAGCGGGCGATGTTCGACCTTGAGTCCGAAGCGAAGCGGGCTGGAAGGTCTGATTTTGCGCGGGAGGTTGGCGATGCGAGAACGGCGCTGATCGACAAGCTTGACGACGTTTCCCCGAAGGTGGGTGGTGAGTCCATCTACAAGCTGGCGCGAGACACCTACGCAGGACCATCTCAGCTCATGGCAGCACAGGAGTCCGGGCGGGAGATTTTCAAGCACAAGCTGCCGGAGCTTCAGGAAATGCTGGGCAAGATGGGCGACAGTGAGAGGGCTGCCATGCGAATCGGCGCTCTGCAAGCCATCAAAGAAAAGACAGGCACCGAGTCCGGTCAGACAGCACTGCTCAAGATGTGGAAGGAGACAACAACGTCTGACCGACTGAAGGCTGTTTTCGGGAATGACTACCGGAAGTTCGCGGCGGCAGTTGCAAAGGAGGCAAGGCTCAAGCCAATGGAAAGGCTCGGCAGGGGCTCGGAATCGGCGAGTCGGCTGTTCGGCGCTGGTGACCTTGATGTCTCGGCGGTTGATGACGTCGCAAACGCGGCAAGGTCTGCCGCCACCGGGTCCCCCACGGGGCTCATACAAGCGGCGCTCGGCGGTCTAAAGCGCGTCCAAACCCCAGAGTCGGTGCGGGATGAAATTGGCAGTCTGCTGATGACAAAAGACCCGACCGAGGTGCTTGCCCTGTCTCCGTTGCTCCAGCAGGTCAATGCAGCAAGGCTTAACCGGGCTCGGACGGCTGGGGGCTTCACTGGTCTGCTTGGCGGTCTGCTTTAAAAGGAAGGGAAGGTAGAACAACCCGCTGCGGCGGGTTTTTTTCGTCGATTGGGCGCAAAAGGAGAAAAAAATGCGGCTGCTCAACTGGCTGGGAATCTGGGTCTTGTGTCTGCTTTGCGCGGTGCTTGCGCTGGTTGTGATGCCCATTGCGGTCGCTTTCCGATGGCGAATCGGGATCGAGATTGCAATCGGGTTCGACCAGATTGGCAACCTGATGCTTGGCGGGCGCGTGGACCAGACAATCTCAGCCAGAGCAGCGGCAGCGCGATCAGAGCGGACGTGGGCTTGTGCTCTGTGCAACCTGCTCGACAAAGTGGATGACGGGCATTGCGATAGAGTAAAACTATGAACGAGCTCACAGATGTAGCCAACAGAGTATACGAAGTTAACACAGATGTAATTGAAAACAAGTCAAGAATCCAAGCCATTGAGTCGAAGCTTATGGAGACACGCGAGGGCGTCCAGAGGCTGTCGGATGGGTACGCGGTTGTCGGTGCAAAGATCGCCGGTTTTGATGCGGTCATGGAGCATCTGAGGGACACCAACAACATCGCACTGGAGCGTCAGATCAAGATCGTTGATGGCGTGGAGAAAATCCACGTGCGACTCGATGACCTGGAAAAAGACATCGTGAGATTCAAAGGCATCACCGGCGGCGTGATCATGGTGTTGTCTGCGATCGGCGCCGTCATTGCACTGTCATGGGAATTCATCATCAGGAAACTTGGATTATGAGGTTAGCCGAAGACTATCGATCGATCATCAAGAAGGCATGGTCAATCAGGCTCATCATCCTTGCCGGGATACTGTCCGGTGCGGAGGTGATCCTGCCATTCCTCTCATCTGCAATCCCATCCGCGATCTTTTCAACCCTGTCGTTTTTCGCTGTCGGCGGGGCATTCATTGCTCGCATCGTCGCGCAGAAAGACCTATGAACAGGCGTGCCATTGCAACACTTGCGCTGAGTGCCGCCGGACTGATCGGGATCGTCAGTTGGGAGGGCTACCGGGGAGAGGCGTATGTGCCGGTCGCTGGCGACGTTGCCACCATCGGATTTGGGTCAACTAGGCGTGATGACGGGAGCCCGGTGCAGGAAGGTGACAGCACAAACCCCGTACAAGCCCTTCAGAGGGCTCTGAGGGACGTAACGCAGTTCGAGGGGGCTCTGAAGCAGTGCGTTCACGTTCCGCTCTCTCAGGGCGAATATGACGCCTTCACGAGTCTTGCCTACAACATTGGTCCGGCTGCTTTCTGTGCAAGCACACTGGTCCGAAAACTAAACGCGGGCGACTACGCGGGGGCTTGTGAGGAAATCCTGCGCTGGAATCGGTTTCAAGGGCGAGTCCTGAGGGGGCTGGTGAACCGCAGGGAGTCGGAATACAGAATGTGTAAAGGGGATGCAAATGCCTAGCTTGTTGGAAATGTTCGACAAAAGCCTGAATGAACCGCTGCCGATGGATGGTCGGCTCTCACTGCTTCCGGCGAGGATCACAAAGGAGGGCAAAGAGTTCGCCCTTCCCGGACTGCTTGCTTCCGCATGGAACGCATTTACCGCCCCTGCTCGCTCCTACAAGGGGGAGATGGATGACCCGATGGGAGAGGCGCTGAACGTCGCTGGTATGGCAATGACGGGCGCCATGCCGTTCAGTGCGCCCAAGGGTTCGCTAGGCATGAACGTCTGGCACGGTAGCCCGCACAAGTTCAACAAGTTCGACTCCAGCAAGATCGGCACAGGCGAGGGTGCACAGGCTTACGGGCATGGGCTCTATACGGCTGAAGCAAAAGCCGTGGGAGAGGAATACAGAAAGATGCTGGCAGCCGACCGGTTTCTAGTCGGGGACAATGTGTTCGACCCGTCAACCCTGAAGCACTTGAATGTGCGGTCTATTGCTAGGAAGGGCAATCTTGATGACGCCATCCAAAAAGCCAAGAGTATTGCTTCAGGAAATGGCTCATCAGCATCTCTTGCTGCCGACGATCTCCAAGTGCTGAACGGGATCAAAGCTGCCGGCGGCATGAAGCCGAACCCAGGCAACCTATACAAGATAGACCTACCCGACGAGCAGATCGCAAAGATGCTGGATTGGGATAAGCCGTTGAGTCAGCAGGCAAAGGACATTAAGCATCTCCTACCTGATGTTGACAGTGCCGGCAAGGTGGCAGCAGAAAAAATAAGGGCGCTTGCGCGACAAGATGGGCTGGCTGATTGGGCTAGGCAAGATTTACTGAGTGACGCCGCACAAGTTGAAAGCTCAAAATCATTACAGCACATTTCAGGTGTTCTTAAGCGTATGCAAATGGATTATGGAATCTCCCCGGATCGCGGTCCATTTGCAAAAGTGGCGCCAGATTTTCTGTCGTTTGTGAAGGGGATGCAAGCCGTTCCCAATATGGACACAGGCGGCGGCGCGGTCGCGTATCTGCAAGCCGTCCACGGCGATAAGGCTGCCGCTGAATTGCTCCGTCAAGCCGGCATCCCCGGCATCCGCTACTTGGACGGCGGCTCTCGCGGTGTAGGGAAAGGCTCCAGTAATTTCGTGGTGTTTCCGGGCAACGAGAACCTGCTCACGATCTTGGAACGCAACGGGGCTCCGATCCAGAAGTGATTTTGCCGGTGGGTATGCCACAGGACGCCATTGGTGTTGACAAAAAAAGCGTGGGGCGCTATCATGAGCACATGGAACTTGAAACTGATCGGCGCTCTGGTGCTGGTCATTGGGCTCATCGGGCTGGTGTCCGGTGCATACCTGAAGGGGCTCTCAAATGGCAGTCGAAACGAGCGGGCAATCTGGGTTGAGCGAACAGCCGAAGCGCAAAGGGTTGCGGTCAGCGAGCGTGAAGCAAGCAGGAAAAAAGCAGACCAACTCGCGCAGCGCGTCCAAGAAGAGCGCAAAGCAGCAGCCGCAATCCGAAGGAAGCTTGAGCGAGAGATTGAGAATCAAAGCCGTGTTCGTAGGGCTCTTGATGAGCGCGTTGTTCGGTTGCTCAACGAGCTTGCCAGTGCAGATCAAGCCGGCAAAGCCGCCGCCGGAGCTGCTCCAAAAGATGGGTCCGCTGCCTCCGATAGAACTGGATCTGGACGAGGAGCAAGTTCTCAGTCCGTCGCAAAGGCGCTGAAGGAAGCGCGAGGCGGGTACGACTCATGCAGATCACAACTCAACGCACTCATAGATTGGGCGAACTCGGTGTCAGACTGAGCGCGCACAGATAAACACGCCTCCGGCTAACGCCGGGGGCTTCTTTTTTTTTGGTCAAAAGAAATGACAACCATAGCAGCCACTGGAAAGATCATTGCCGCCGACTCACTCGTAGTTGCTGATTCTGGCTGCTTCCAGAGTCCAAAGCTGCTGCGGACCGACCGAGGAATCATCGGCGCCGCCGGCTACGTGGACATCATTTCCAAAGTCTTTGACTGGTTCGATGGCAAAGCCAAGAAACCAAAGATTCCGGCTCGGCGTTACGGAGATTTCGTTGCGCTGATCCTCACCGAATCCGGGCTCCTCTACATGGAGTCGGATCTCGCCCCTATCCCGGTGCTAGAGGGCATTTATGCCATCGGCTCGGGCTCCCAGTTTGCTCTGGGGGCAATGGAGCGTGACCTTGAACTGGGCATCGACCCGGACCCCGTTGCCGCAGTCAGAGTTGCATCCCGTCGGGATTCAATGACTAGCGGTGAAGTTTCTTTTCTCTCATGGAGTTGATATGGCACGACTGACGATTGAACAAAAACAGGAAGCGATTGAGGCTGTCATCAAGGCTGGCGGTAGCGTGAAAGACGCAGCCAAAGCCTTAGGGATTCCACGCACAACCCTCTCGCACCGACTACACGCACCGATCATTGCCGAGGAGAAAAAGCCGGCGCGTGTTGCCAAGGTTGATCCGGAGGAGAGTCTGCGCAAGTCCGTCTTTCGACTTGCCGAGACTCAGGTGCAAGCTCCCAAGTGGGTGAGCTCCAAGCCAAAGAAGTCAACCCGGCACAACGTAACGCCGATCCTCTTTGCAAGTGACTTCCAATGGGGAGAAACGATCCGCCCAGAGGAGCTCGACGGGATCAACGGCTACGACTC